GTAAACGCATAGACCCTTGGTTTAATGCTATGTCAAAATATAATAAGAAATTAGATGTAGTTTCCAAAAGTGATATGCAAATGTTTTTACATGCTACAGATTTGTATATGAAATGGATAGCAGATATATCCCGTTATAGATCCAAACCTCGTTTACTAACCTTGGAAGAGTGTTTGCATGGTGTAGAAAATGATCCTTGGTTAGGACCTGTGCCTCCAAGTACAAGTGCTGGTTATCCTATGAATGTGCCTGGAGCTCGTAATCTCAAGAAGCTGATTTTCTCATATTCTAGGGATACTAAAGAATATGAAAATGTACTTCTTGAAATTGAAGAACAAATGGATATAGTAGAAGCTGTCTACAGACAAGGAAAACGAGTTGATTGGTACTATATAGATTATTTAAAAGATGAACGAAGACCAAAAGAGAAAGTACTGGAAGGTAAAACACGAATGTTTTCTGGAGGACCATTTATAATGTATCTTTTATTTAGAAAATATTTTGGTTGGTTTGATTCTCATTATAAGTCAAATAGAATTGAGAATTGGTCTGCTATAGGTGTAAATCCATATTCTTCTGAATGGGATGATATAGCTAGAAGAATGCACGATTATCAAGAGTGTGAAATTATTGATATGAAATGCATAGCTGGAGATTATTCAGGTTTTGATACTAATCAAATGCCAGAAATTCATAAAGCTATAGTAGAATGCATAAATAAGTATTTCTATTGGAAGAGTGATCCTATTGAAAATAGGATCAGAGAACTCTTATTTATGGAAATTTATAATTCTAAGCATATTTATTTGGGAGAGAAAATGGTATGGACTCATGCACTACCATCAGGTAATCCTATGACTGCTATCATAAATACTATTTATAATGCTAGCTGTCTAGTATATAGCTTTTTGCATGTTAATCAAGAAAATGATTTAAATTTACGTCCAGAATCATTTTGTGATCATATGTATGCTATAATCTTGGGAGATGACAATGCTATTTCTACTGACTCTATTCTTGAACCATACTTAAATGAATTAACGTTACCTGTTATTTTGAAAAATATCAATATGGTTTATACCAATGAACTGAAGGGTATTGCGGAGTATCCATCACGACCTATTACTGAAATTTCATTTTTGAAGAGAGGGTGGAAATTTGATGAACGTATTGGACGATTCAAAGCTCCTCTTGACTTAGATGTGACT